AAGCACACCGAAACCCAGGCGTTACAGTGGCCACGGGATCGCGTATTCATCGATCATTACGACGTTGACTCTGACGAGATCCCGAAAGAAGTCAAAAACGCCATGTACGAGCTGACGAAAATCGAGCTTGACGGTGACAGCCCGCTCCTGGCCCAGGATCGCCAGACTGAATCTGAGCAGATCGGCAATATTAAGGTGGTCTACAAGAACTCGGCAATGATGAGAAAGCGCACGCCAGCGTTCAATCACGCCGTTCGCAAGCTAATCCAAGGCCCAACATTCGTATCGCGCTCATGAGCTTCGATTACGCCCCACTCGCCAAGACGGCTGAGACGCTACTCAAAAAGTTCGGCCAGGAGCTGACATTCACGCGCACATCGAAAGGAGCATACGATCCTGGCACAGGCACAACGACAGACACGACGTCGACGTTTAAGAAGAATGGCGTCCTGTTTGATTACAGTGATCGCGATATTGCTGACGCGACTGTGCTGGCTGGAGATCGACGCCTCGTATCCGAGGCTCATACATACGAGATCGGCGACACCGTCGCTATCGGCTCTGACACCTTCCGCATAATAGCTATCAGCACAAATCAGCCAGGAGATACGGCCCTGGTCAGCGAGCTACAGATACGCAAATGAAAAAGACGTTTACAGCCGCGATTAAGGATTTCTCCAATATCCCCGAGAAGGTAGTTCGAGGGACGCTCATCGGTATGGGCTCGGCGATTATCAAGAGATCCCCGGTCGATACTGGCCGATTCCGCAATAATTGGCAGTTCAGTATTGACGCTCCTGCCGTGGGTAAAGATCCAAGCGGCTCGAATCAAGCGGCCCTGGTCAGCGCGACCTCTAAAATGGTCGCGGGTAATACGTTTTATATGACTAATAACCTGCCTTATGCTGAGCGCCTCGAGTACGGATGGTCGCAGCAAGCACCGCAGGGTATGGTGAGGGTGACACTCGGAGAATACAGTAATTTCATTGAGCAGGCGGCCAAGAAATGACGGTTTTCAACGACATCCAGGCGGCCCTCGATACGCAACTGGCGACCATTACAGGCACGCCGATCGCGTTCCCTAATATTCCATACACTCCACAGGCGGGCACGACCTACCTGCGGGCGTCATTCTTGCCAGCTGATACGCTCCAGGCGTCCCTGGGCGGCACTGGCAAGGATGAGACAAATGGCATCTACCAGGTGGATGTCGTCACACCTAGGGGCTCGGGGAGACCGTCAGAGGTGGATACGGTGGCTGACACGTTCAAGCGAGGTACTGTTTTGACGTATAATAGCCAGAGCTTGCGAGTTCGATCGGTATCGATGGGGCCCGCTATTTTAGACGAGGAGTGGTATTTCATACCCGTCTCGATTGATTTCCAGACATATACTGAGGCCAGGACATGACATTCGCAAACGGTGCACAGCACAGCCTACACTATATCGCGGAGACCACGTATGGCACCACGCCATCGACTCCCGCATTTTCCCCACTACCCCACACAGGGACGACCCTCAACGTGTCGAAGGACGCGGTCGAGAGCGAGAAGCTGAGAGGCGATCGCCAGGTCGAGGATTTCCGTCACGGTAATAAGACCGTCGGCGGTGAGATTTCCTGTGAGCTTGAGTACCAGGCATTCGATGACATCATCGAGGCTGCACTATGCGGCACCTGGAACAGTGACGTATTAAAGGCGGGCACCACTCGCCGATCGTTCACGCTACAGCGTAAGTTTGCTGACCTGGCAACGGCTGAGTTCCACACGTACAAAGGGTGTGAGATCAACTCAATGGCGATCTCTGTGTCGCCTAACGCTATGGTCGGATGTACGTTCGGCGTAGTTGGCCAGGACCTAAGCATCGCCACGTCAGCGATCACGGGCTCAACATTCGGATCTGATGTCGGTGAGACGCCGTTTGATTCCTTTACCGGGTCAATTAGCGAGGGCGGTAGCTCAATCGCCACGGTAACGTCGATCGAGTTCACCCTGGAGAACGGCATCGAGCCGCTATTCTCTGTCGGTAGCCAGACGACAAGCCGTCCAGCGATCGGACGCTCACGCGTTACGGGCACTTTGACGACCTATTTCGAGTCGAAAACGCTTTACGAGAAGTTCCTCAACGAGACATCGTCGAGCATTACGCTCACCCTGGCGGACCTGGATGGCAACGAGTACGAGTTCGATTTCTCGAACGTCAAGTACAACAGCGGCCAGCCTGACGTATCTGGTGAGGGTGCGATCACTATCGCGATGGATTTCGTGGCCTTGTACGATGGTACAGACCAGTCACAGATCAAGATCACGAGAACGACTGCGTAATGGATTTTGCACAATTAGCGACAGCCCAGGCACACGCCCAGGGTGCTGAGTGCAATATCAAAAACCCACTCAACGGAGAGGCCACCGACGTGTATATCACGGTCATGGGGGCCGACTCCCGCGAGTGGAGAGCCGCAAAGAAGGCGCAGACCTCACAGATATTAAAAGCAAAAAGCCAGGGAAAAGAGGACAGCCTCGACTTCGATAAAATGGATGTCGATGCCCTGGTGTCTGTGACGCTCGCCTGGCGTGGTATCTCCAAGGACGGCGATGATTATGAGTGTAATGCCAAGAACGCCCGCGAGCTGTACCAGGACGCGCCTGGCGTAGTCACTCAACTCCTCGAGTTCCTCGGTGATGGCGAAAATTTTATCAGCGGCTGACTGATGAGTTTGTGACGTTTGGGCGGTGGTGTATGTGGATACATTCCCACCCCGAAGGCTCTGATATCAGCCGATACGAAACGCTGAAGCAGGTCGAAAAAACGACGGGTGTCACACCTCCCGATCTCCTATCAGCACCACAGCTCAGTGTGGATCACGACGATGCGTGGAAAGCGTACACGTCGATTCCGAATCACTCATATGCGGAATTGCAAGCATATGAACAGCTCACGGGTGTAAAATTAGACCCTTGGGAAGTGAACGCGATCATGTCGCTGAGTAAACATCGAGGAGCAACGCCCAAATGGCCACTGAAGTCGGATCATTAACGCTTAAAGTCGACACGGGTGATGTAAAGCGCGCCAAAAGCGATGTCGAGAAGCTCACTCAGTCAGCTGGTGCGCTCCAGGACGCGATCGAGGACATCGAGGAGGCGGCTGAGGACGCATCTGGCCCGTTACGTAGCCTTCCCGACGCTGACGATATTATTCCGCCAGGATTACCAGAGGCGGCAAACGATAGCAGCAACCGCATCGGTGATATGGGCCGCAAAGCGGGTATGGCTGGTATTCAGTTTGAACAACTGGCTGGTCAGATTGCCGCTGGTCAAAACCCCATGCGTGCGGTCGGCGTACAGGCCGCTGACTTGGGTTTCATTCTCGGATTCCCACTCCTAGGTGCTGTCGTCGGTATTGGCGCTGCGGTCGCCAGTGTCATGATTCCCGCCCTGATGGGTGCCGAAAAGTCAGCTGATGAGCTTGAGGAGTCGCTGGCTGATGTGTCGAAAATCATGTCTGAGGATGCCCTGACTGGTGCGATGCGCCTGTCCGACGAGTTCCTCCGCCTAGCTAAAACGAGCCGCAACCTGGCAGAGATTGAGCTACGCGTAAAATACATTACCGCCCTGGAGAATGCGGCGGCGGCACAGAACCAGATGACCGAGAGCCTGGGCGAGTTACGCGTGATGCAGCGAGCTGAGCGCAAGGAGATGAGTAATAACGAGGCTCGCCTCAGAACATACGCCAAGGAAATGGGCGTCACAGAGCAACAGGCCCTCGATTTACGCGCTGGTATCGACGACATGGCAAGCGGTAATAAAGAGGCCGCCGCCAGCGTCATCACGCTCCTCAACGAGATGATGTCGACAGACCAGGCCACCGACAAATTCAAGAAACTGGCCCTTCCTGTTTTACAGGCGGCGATTCAGTTCCAAAATGCTGAGGAGGCCGCTGAGTTCCTTGATAAGGCGCTCCAAGACATCCCAGGCGCCATCGATGAGGCCACACGCGCATCATCAGGATACAAAGACACAGCCCAGGGCATGATTGAGGCGATGGAAGAGGAGGCCGCCACGGCGGGCCTCACTGGTCGCGCCCTGGCTGTTCTAGCGGTAGTGCGTAAGGCTGAAAAGGAGGGCATGACACCAGAGCAGATCGCGATGATGGCTCAGCGTGCGGCGGCTCTTTATGACGAGGCCCAGGCGGCTGAGGCGGCATCTGACGCAATCCAAAAGAAAGCCAAGACTGACGCGGACACAGAGGCCAAGAAAGCGGCTGCGGCTGAGAAGACGCTCGAGCAAATCATGGCCCTAAACGATACAGAGCTTGAGGCGTTAGAGCGCAAGGAGACGGCACAGCTTGAAATACTCAACGAGAGGCTCGCGGCGGGCAAGTTATCACAGCAAGAATACGAGGACGCGCTCACTGAGATCGCGCAACACGGGGCTGATCGTCGTGCAGAAATCGCAAAGAATGAGAACGAGGCAAGAGGTCAGGGATCGCTCGAGCTAACTGACGCGCTGATCAACATGGAAAACCTCTTATTCGATCACAAGGACAAGAAGAAGAAGGCCGCTCTTCGTATCGGCGTAAACCTGGCGAATGCTGAGAAACGCGAAAACGCCAAAAAGATTATGTCCGACGCATACACCGCCGCCATGTCAGCCTATAAGTCACTGGCCGGGATACCATTCATCGGCCCCGTATTAGGTGCTGCGGCGGCTGCGGCGATCCTTGCGACTGGTGCGCAATACGCAACGCAATCACTCACAGGTCGAGCATTGGGCGGCCAGGTGCGCCCTGGCGAGTCGTATATGGTCGGTGAGCGCGGCCCTGAGATGCTTACGATGGGCAATATGGGCGGTTCAATCACGCCAAACGAGGCTATCCGTAACAACGAAAACAGCCAGGTGGTAAATAAGACGGCTAACGTCTCGTTTAACATCCAGGCAAACGACACCCAGGGATTCGATGAGCTATTGGTTCAGCGTCGAGGCTTAATCATTAGCGTGATCAATGAGGCCCTAAATGATCAAGGGAGAGCATCACTAGCATGAGTTACCCAACAGATCCCGAATTTGCCCAGGTTACCGTCACCTCTAGGCACTCCACAGTGACCTCACAGACGCGAAACGGTCGCACTCAGGTCAGATCATTAGGCGCCCAGAGATGGGCCCTCACAGGCCGATATAACGACCTCAAGCGGTCAGAGTTTGCGCCTGTATTTGCTTTTGTCATGGATCAGGAGGGAGGCGTCGAGGATTTCTCTATTACTCCGCCCGTCATCAGCTCCACCAGGGGGACAAGGTCAGGCACGGTATTGGCAAACGGCGCACACAGCGCGGGCGACAAGACGATCGCAATCGACGGCGGCTCTGGCTCATTTAAGGCAGGCGATTTCATCAAGTTCGCGAGTCACGACAAAGTGTATATGGTGACAGCCGACCTATCTGGTGCGGGAACGCTGAACATACAGCCCGGCCTGGTGGCCGCTGTTCCAGACAACAACGCGATCACGTACAACAATGTTCCGTTTAAAGTCAGGCTCGAAAATGAGGTCCAGGAATGGGCTCTCTCGGGTTATGATAGATACAACTTTGAGATCGACTTTATCGAGGTGCTGTAATGCCGCGCGGGCTGGATTCCACATTCAAGACAGAGCTGGCAAAAGACAGCTTCCGACTATGCAGCCTGGTGTTTATCGACGTCGGTAGTGGCGTTCGGCTGACGGACTACGCTCACGATATCGTATATGACTCGAATACCTACTCCTCGAGCGACCACCTGCTCAAGATCGGAGAGCCAAAGGAGTCCCGCGATCTACGCGTCAACACCATGTCGATCTCACTATCAGGTGTCGAGCAGACCTATATCTCGTTATTCCTGGGGAATGATTACGTCAACAGACAGATCCTGGTGTACCGGGCTGGCATCACAGCGGCGGGCGCTGTCGTCGGCGCTCCTTTCCTGGCATTCGATGGCCGTTTGACGCGATTCGAGATAACTGAGAGCCGTAATAACTCCGAGGTGATCGTCGAGGCGGCTAGTCACTGGGCTGATTTTGATAAGAAATCGGGCCGATTAACCAACAATAACTCGCAGCAGCAGTTCTTCCCTGGCGATGTCGGGTTCGAATATGCCGCGAATACCATCCGTGATTTGAAGTGGGGCCGTAAATAATGGGTTTATTTTCTAGCATCATTAAGGGCATCACTGGCTTCCTCGGTGACATCATCGGCTTCCTCATTGGCGTCGACTTTGACGACTTTGACGATCAGGCCCAGGGTGCCCTGGTCAATAAGCAAAGCAATATCGACCCTATCCCCGTCGTATACGGCAAACGCAAGGTCGGCGGCGTGCGCGTTTTTGTCTCTACAGGTGGTGGCAAGAAAAACAAATACTTGTATATGGCCGTTGTGCTCTCAGAGGGTGAGATTCAGGCCATCGATGAAGTTTATATAAACGACAAAATTTCTACTCACAATGATTACACTGGTCTGCTGCAGATTGATAAGAAGCTAGGCACTGACGGACAGCTCGCGAGTGCGGTCCTCAAGGGTAGCGGTGGCGATACGCCCGACGATACCTGGGGCAACAATCACAGGCTCAGAGGTGTCGCGTACCTGGGTATTCGTATCAAGTACGACGCGGACGTATTTGGCGGAATCCCTGAGATTCAATGCGTGATTAGAGGCCGAAAGGTATACGACCCACGTACATCGACGACAGCGTATTCAAACAACCCGGCCCTGTGTCTACGTGATTACCTGACAAACACGCGTTACGGTAAGGGATTACCTGCCTCAGCGATTGACGACACAGCATTCGGTGCTGCGGCCACGTATTACGACACGACAGTGACTCCTTATACGGGTGCGGGTTCAGTCGTTAAGCAGTTCGAGTGCAACGCACGCCTAGACACAGGCCGCACGGTATTCGATAACGTCAAAGAGATGCTCCAGGGTATGCGCGGCCTCCTGCCATACACAGATGGCAAATACGCCCTCCTGGTGGATAAGGTCGAAACGCATTCGTTCGAGCTGACGCCTGACAATATCCTCTCGGACATCACGGTCACAGACGCGGGCAAGGGTAAGCGATTCAACCGAGTTATCGCCAAGTTCCCCAACCCAGCGGCAAACTGGCAGATGGACTCTGTCACCTACCCGGTCAAATCGACAGCGGCTGATAGCGACTTTGTGACGTTCTTATCTGAGGACAACGACGAGGAGCTGGTTCGCGAGGTTAACCTCAACACCATAACGAATCTGTACCAGGCTCGAGACATGGCTCGGGTGATCTGTGAGGCATCGAGGAGAAATAGCCGGGCGGTGACGCTTACAGCCACCTCTGAGGCCATGGATATCGCTGTCGGCGACGTTATACGTTTAGAGCACCCAAGCATGGGGTGGACGGGATCGGCCCGTCAGCTGATGCGTGTGGTCTCCACGCGGATATCAGACCAGGGCGAGGTCGACCTCCAGCTGGTCGAATATAACGACGTATACACCTGGTCGGAGCTGGCTGAGGAGAATGACAACCCAGACACGTCGCTCCCTGATCCTTTCGATGTGACGGCGCCGACTGGCCTATCTGTTACAGAGAACAGCGGCCTGGGCCCTGATGGCACGGTGCAGCCGAAAGTATCGCTGTCCTGGACAGAGGCTGATGACGCCTTTGTCGATGAGTACGAGGTCCAGTGGAAGCTCACTAGCGCGTCAGATTACTCGAATTTTGTGAAGGTGACGGACGTCCAGGCGGATCTGTTCGGCCTCGAGGTGGGCTCTGAGTACACTTTCCGGGTGAGATCAATTAACACCCTGGGCGTTCGGAGCGACTTCATCAGTGCGACTAGCACGCTCCAGGGCGATACGACGGGTCCTGGCGCCATCACTTTGGGGTCGATCACAGGAGGCGTTCGCCAGATTATCGTGGAGTGGAGCAATCCAGACGATGACGATTATGCGTTCACAGAGGTACACGTCAAAACTGCAAACGTCGAGCCAACTGACGCGACTAATCTCGTCGCTAAAGTAGCTGGTGAGGAGTACGTCTACCCGGTATCTACAGCAAACGCCGAAACCACTTATTATTTCTTCCTGCGTCCGGTCGATTTCTCGGGCAATCCTGGCGACTACACAGGCACGAGTAACAACTCAGGCGCAAGTGTACTTGCAAGCTCAGAAGATATAGCTGATGACGCCGTCGGGAACGATCAGATCGCTGATGACGCTGTCGACTCGGATCAAATCGCGGATGGTGCGATCCAGATCGCGGCGTTTGCCTCAAGCATAAACCCGGTCCAGGTAGTCTCGACGCTGCCAGCCAGCGCGTCCCAGGGGGACATGGCATTCCTGACGACAGATAACAATCTGTATCGATATGACGGAACCAACTGGACCAAAGCCATTACCCTGTCAGAGGTCAGTGACTCCGGTGCCCTGGCGGCACTCGAGACCGTGGGCTCTTCACAGATCGACGACGATGCGATCACCAACGCAAAGCTGGCGGTGGACGCTGTATCGTCTGACGTCATCGCCGCAGGTGCGATTACGACAACAACAATCGCCGACGACGCGATCACCACGGCCAAGATCAACGCGGGAGCTGTAACGGCCTCAGAGATTGCGGCCAACACCATCACCGCCTCAGAGATCCAGGCGGGAGCCATATCAGCCACTGAAATCGCCGCCGATACGATTACAGGTAGCAAGATCGCTTCGGGTGCAATCGACACGGATGAGCTGGCAGCTGGAGCTGTTACAGCGGCAAAGATTGAGGCCAATACGGTCACCGCTAGTGAGATCGCGGCCAACACGATCACATCGTCAGAGATAGCGGCTAACACGATCACAGCGGGACAGATAGCGGCGGGCGCAATAGGGACGACAGAGCTGGCAGCTGATGCTGTGACGGCTGGCAAAATCAGCGTTACCTCTCTCGACGATATTTCGTCTGATGCTGGTGACATCGACGGCGGCACGGTCGGCGGTATCAATATCACAGGCTCAAAGCTGTACCAGGGAACCGGGACCTGGGGCAACGACAATACAGGCTTTTACCTAGACAGCGGCGGCGACTTCAGCCTCAAGAGCAAGCTAAAGTTTGACGCATCAGAAAACACATTAACGCTCGACGGCCAGCTCAACGCCACCAAAATCACGGTCGGCTCTGGAGCTAACACGGCGGCAATGCAGTCATCGGGCGATGTGCGTTTCTGGGCGGGCAGTGAGAACCCATCGGCAACCACGCCCTTCGTGGTACAGAAAGACGGTGAGGTGTTCGCTCGTAACCTTGTACTGACAGACACAGACGGCAACGAGTATTTCAACGCGGCTGATGGTTTTACCAACCTCGCACTGACTGAGGTGGTTAGTACCATTGAAGGCGCGAAGATCACCACATACTCAGAGGCGCTGTCGTCTGACAGCGGCGAGATTGAGATCGCTTTCGAGCAGACCTCAAACGTCACATTCAGAGGAAAGCTCAATGCCAACTTTATTGGCACGGCTAACAGCTCAAATCAGACCACGGCTGAGACAAACGCTCGCGCACAGATACCCGACAACTTTACGATCATGCTCCGATATCACAGCACGTCGGGCTTTACGTCGTCACAGGGCACGCTGATCGCGACACAGACATACACAAAGGTGGCAAATGGCGTCACACCGACCTCGACGCAGTACGCGCTATCAACGTCCTCGTTCAGCGATCCAGAATTAGGCGAGTTTTTTGCGACGGCCACGGTCATCAAAGACGACGCGGGTGCGCCTAATGCCTCGGGCTTTGTGATCCTGGAGTCAACCGTCTCCAGCTTCCCAAGCGGCACGAACTACATCAAAGCGTTTATCAGTACGACCGATACGTCATATAGCACTACCAACAAGGTCACGTCGTCAGCCTCTCGCACCATTGAGATCGCCGATAACACAGATGGCGGTGGCTTTACGATCGACGGCGGTGCGTCTCAGTCGGTAGGTGCTGCTGACATTACGTCAGTACAGATCACAGGCAATAACGGTATTACTGGCGGGGCATTACAGTCGTCAGGCGCGGCATCCTTTACGCTGGGCTTGGGTGCGATTACACCTACATCGGTGACCACTACGGGCGACGTGACGGTCGGTGGCAATCTGACAGTGCAGGGCACCACGACAACGCTGAACACTGCCACGCTAAACGTAGAGGACAAGAACATCGTTCTTAACTACGGCACAGGCGATACGTCAGGCTCGGCCAATGGCGCAGGTATTACGATACAAGACGCCGTTAATTCATCGACAGACGCCACGCTTACTTGGGACTCAACAAACGATGAGTTTGATTTTAGCCACGGCGTGAATATTACGGGCGGTCTTTTGACCTCAAGTGCCGTCGCTTTCGGAAACTCGACATTAGATCCAGATGCTTACGGTTCTTATGTCGGTGGTTTCGGTAGCATTGCCGATGGTGGCGGCTGGGTAGCTCGCGGCCTATTTATTCATGGTGGCGCTACAGGTGACGCGGCGGCTATAGGTCACAACGGAAGCCGTCTTTACTTTGGTATACAAAACAACTCAACTGCTGGAAGTATGGCTACATGGCTAGATGTTCAGCCTAATAAGCAAACCACATTTTCCGCCCAGTTAAACGTGACAGGTCACGGCAACTCTAGCCAATGGAATAGCGCGTACACCTACAGCCAAGTGGGGCACCTTCCACTGGCGGGTGGCACGATGACAGGCAACCTTGTCAGCACAGCCATCGTACAGGCCGACATTCTTAAGTTAACGAATGATGCTACCGATACCTCGCGGCATCGGGTAAGCGTGTACGACAGCGGCTCTACGTCCTACGGAATGATGCTCTGGAATACTAACGGCACCAGTGGCGATTGGGCGACGATGATTTACGGGCCTAATCAGGCCAATAGACGCATATCATTCGGCAGAGTAAATCAGACCGAATTCGTAAATCATGGTGACGTTGACGAGGCGGCATTCATTGATTTAGACAATTATGCGCTCCACCTCAAAAGCTACATTTATCACTATGATGATGCGGACACTTACATTCGTTTTAACGATAACCGTATACGCCTTGTCGCTGGCGGAACCGTCAAGTTCGACTCAAACAACACGTATTTAACAAGCGCAGACCTTTCTAGCTATCTCACGGCTGAGGCTGACACTCTTGCGACGGTAACAGGGCGCGGCGCTACAACGAACACCAATATTGGTATCGGCACCACAGCAGACTCAGGTAAAGACCTTGTAGTCGGCGAGCACTTTGAGATTGAGCAGGGTCACTTGTACCTAGATGGCACTGTTCGAATTAATGAAAACGGCAACGCGACTCTTGGCGTTATTAACTCAGGTCAAATCACATCAAGTGGCTCGGTTACGGCGGGCAACGGCTCGACCTCGCTAGGCTTTTATGTTGGAACCACGCAGGTAATCCAAGGCTCTACGAGAAACCTAGTCAACATCGGCACGATCAACTCAGGCGCTATAACTAGCAGTGGCTCAATCAGCACCAGCAGTGGCTCAGTTAGTGCGACAGGCTCCATCGGAAATCTTGTTGCTGGTAGTCAGGGCCAGCAAATGGAGCGCGGCGACGATTCAGTAACAACGCTTCGCTTTGACGCTAACAGATGGCGTTTATACGCAGGTGCGAACGCTGGCGAAATGATAACGGCGCACGAATCAGGGCAGGTCAGTCTCAATAATTCGTCAACATTCACCACGGGCGGCACGGCGCGGTTAAGCATTAAAGACAGCACTGTTCTTATCGGCATGGGGCAGACCAACGCCGATATGTCTTACATTCGACGCGAATCGGCAGGCGACTATACTTGGCAAACATACAATAGCGGCAACACTGGTGAAATTAGACTGCAACCATATGGCGGCGCAGTAGCTATCAGAACGACCACGCCAGACGCCGACGCGAGCTTGCACGTAGCAGGGCC